TGTTTGATCTTTCAACATTCTTGCCAAAGAAACCAACTGATGTTGAGTTGAAAGTGATCAAAGAAATGTTTGAAGCTTCGGTTGATGGGCAAAGCTACGACACAGAACGTTGGGGTCAGTATTTCCGCCCAGCAGGTGTTACGGCTCCTGCAGGTTCTAGTTCTACCAATGAATCAGCACCAGCAACGACTTACAATACTCCAGCACCAGCGGCTACTACTCCAATTCCAAATGTAGTATCGAGTAGTTTTGATGATGAAGAGCCAGCAGTGGCAAGTGCCCCAGTAGAAGCCAAACCAGCTTCTAGTGACAAAGCACAAGACATCTTGGCTATGATTAGGGCACGTCAAAAAGCGTAATAAATGTTATCGCATTTAGATCGCGTGTTGTTTCCAGACCTCTGTGAGGTAGTAGAAATTATACCCTCACAGCGGTATGTCTATCCTATTTTCAAAAATGGTCATAGCAGTTTATTACTGGCCAAAATAAAAAATGAATGGCGTGTTTATATTAATCAACAAATACAAAAAATTAATAGCGTTGACATAATTGTAAGAAACCCACAAGATAGGTTAATATCTGGGATCAATACATTCATACAGCATACACTAAGAAATAACCCAGAGCTTGACCAGTTGACAGTTCAGTGGTTTGCTCAAAATTATCTATATTTAGATCGTCACTATTGTCCACAGTTTTTGTGGTTGTTAAACTTGGCAAAATATTTGAATGACACTGCTGAGTTAAATTTTTTATCAATGGCAGATATTGATAAAATTGCCAAAGTTGATTTAAAACCCGAAGGCATAAACAAAGCACCGGATCTGCTGGTTAAACAACTTGCCCAATTGACAAATAACGAAATGTATCAACGTATCGATACAGTTATATTTGAATGCGTTGGACAGTCAATGACCTTTGTTCAACTGCTACAGAAAATTAAAGAAAACGATTGTGACGCTTATGAGTATGTAATTGGCTATGCTCAACAAATTTTAAAACCAACTTATGCATTGTCCTAGACTGGATCACTTTGTTCGTTTCAATTCTAATGGCACAGTTAGTCGATGTGGCCACATGATCAACGCACCACAATTTGACTCACTAGCAGACATGGAATCAAGTATGTGGTTGATAAAAACCAAAGAAAAAATGGCTCGTAACGAATGGCCAACCGAGTGCGGTAGGTGCCAAGAAACCGAACCTGAAAGCATACGACAGTATGCTGTAAAATTAAATGATCAAACAGCACAACCGGATTATTTACAAGTTGGTGGAGTTTTAGATAACTTGTGTAATGCCGCTTGTCAAACCTGCAATGAAAATCTAAGCACCAGAATAGGCAGTCTAAACGGAAGAACATTCCCTATAATTAACAACCTTGACCGATTCTGGCAATTGCCGCAGGAAAGAATTGCCCACTTAGATATAAACGGTGGCGAACCAAGTTATAGTAAAAACTATAAACGTCTATTAGCAAACTTACCACCCAATCTTAAAACATTACGGCTTAATACAAACTGTAGCACAATCTTAAACGAACTAATTGGCGTTGCTGATCGAGGTATTGAAGTTACAGTTACCGTAAGTTGCGACGGCATTGGCCCTGTGCATGATTTTGTTCGTTGGCCAATTCCCTGGAAGGATTTTTATGATAACCTAATGCAATATAAAACAATGCCAGTGCAATTAAATCTATGGACCACAGTTAGTGTGTTGAATGTTGAAGATCTACCAAATATTCAAAAGTTTGCGCATGAACATGGAATCGATCATAGTTATGCTTATTTAAAAATGCCATATGAATTAAATGTTGATAATACTGATACCAAGTCTAGAGAAGCATATATATCAAAACAAAAACAACTCAGAGGCATAGAATGAAAATAGCAATCACTGGGCATACTGCTGGTATAGGACAAGCTCTGGCAACAGAATATCAACTCGACGGACATGAAATCATAGGTCTTAGTCAACGCGAAGGCAACAATATTCGTAACACATTTAAAATTTGCGATCAAATTGAACCTTGCGATATATTTGTTAATAACGCACAAGCTGGATATGCACAGACAGAATTATTGTTTGAAATGGCCCAACGTTGGCAAGGAACAAAAAAACATATAATTGTAATCAGCACTATGATGGCCCAAGAACCAGTAAGTTCCTTGCCGGGCTTGGATATGGATCAGTATCGGGTTCAAAAAGTTGCCTTAGAAGAAGCAGTTCATCAAATAAAGAATCGACGGCTTGGCCTCAGATTTACCCTAGTGCGCCCTGGTTACATTGCTACCCAAACCGGTCAAACCGTACCACCAGCTGCCGACGTTACTAATTGGGCAAAAGTATTGGTCAATATGTTTCGTATGGCGGAATCTAATAACTTGTCAGTACCAGAAATATCATTGGGACCACGGAATCTATGAACCCAAAAGATGTATTAACAAACAAACATTTTTGTCCTATGCCATGGACTGGGCTTATGTATAACTTTGACGGCAAAGTAAAAAACTGTATTCGCAGTGACGACAAGCCTGGTATTGGCAACATCAAAGAAATACCAATCGAAGAAATTCTATTGGGTCCTAAAAACGTTGCCAAACAAGAAAATATAATAGCCAATACTCCAGCTGCTGGTTGCAATTCGTGTTATGACTTAGAACACAGCAAACAAGGCCTTGATATCATCAGCGATAGAATTTTTTACATACGTGAATTTAAAAAGACACCGTTAACTACATACCAACCTAACAATTTTGATCTACAAACTATTGATGTGCGTTGGACCAATTTATGTAATTTTGCCTGTGTATATTGCAGTCCTGAGTTTAGTAGTAAGTGGGCCAGCGAATCAAATGTAAAAATAGAAACACCATCTGAAGAGCAATTAGCAAACTTTAAAAACTATATCTACAAACACGCTAAAAATCTTAAACACGTTTATCTTGCCGGTGGCGAACCATTGCTAATGAAAGAGAATTTAGAGTTACTTCGAGAATTAAATCCCGAGGTTAATCTTAGGATAAACACTAATCTCAGCAAAGTTGATACTGGAATGTTTGATGCTGTTTGCCAATTCAAGAATGTCCATTGGACTGTTAGTGTAGAAACTATCGAAGACGAATTTGAATACATTAGATTTGGTGGCTATTGGGCGGATTTTTTAGACAACTTGAATGTAATACGCAAATTAGATCATAAGATAAGTTTTAACATGTTATGGTTTTTACTAAACTATGATACGATATTTGGTTGTGTAGACTATCTAAAAGGTCTAGGATTTCACAACAATAGTTTTATTATCGGAGCATTATTGACTCCAGACTACCTAAACATTAGACATTTACCAGAAAATGTGTTAAACTTGTTAAAGATTAAACTAGAATCACGTATTATTGAACAACCTGGCTACTTGCTCGAAGACAGTTATCGTAACATGTTACACTACATACAACAACCGATCCAACAAGATTTAGTAGGGTCTTTTAAAAATTTAGCAGTAATGGATCTTAGGCGTGGAGTAGACAGTAGTAAAATTTTTACAGAATTATATAAACTTAAAGAAGGAAATTAATCATGGCAAAACCGTTTGATATTAGCAAGTTCCGTAAGGATATCACTAAGAGCATTGACGGCCTTAGTATTGGATTCAATGATCCTACAGATTGGATCAGCACAGGCAACTTTGCTTTAAACTATCTTATCTCAGGAGACTTTAACAAAGGTATTCCCTTAGGCAAAGTAACAGTATTTGCCGGAGAGTCTGGAGCAGGCAAGTCATACATCTGTTCCGGTAACATTGTTAAGAATGCACAAGAGCAAGGTATTTTTGTCATCTTGATTGATACAGAAAATGCACTCGACGAAGCATGGTTACATGCACTAGGAGTTGACACAAGCGACGAAAAGTTACTTAAACTCAACATGGCCATGATTGATGATGTGGCAAAAACTATTTCAACATTTATGACCGACTACAAGGCCTTGCCAGACGGTGAGCGGATGAAGGTCCTGTTTGTAATTGATTCGTTGGGCATGTTGCTAACACCAACAGACGTTAACCAATTTGAAGCAGGCGACATGAAGGGTGATATGGGTCGTAAACCTAAGGCACTTACAAGTCTTGTTCGTAACTCGGTCAACATGTTTGGTAGTTACAATGTAGGTATGGTGTGTACCAATCACACATACGCAAGTCAAGACATGTTTGATCCAGATGATAAAATCTCGGGTGGTCAGGGCTTCATCTATGCCAGTAGTATTGTTGTTGCCATGAAGAAAATGAAGCTCAAAGAAGATGAAGATGGCAACAAGATTAGTGAAGTTATGGGTATCCGTGCTGGTTGTAAAGTAATGAAAACTCGTTATGCAAAACCGTTTGAAGGTATGCAAGTTAAGATTCCATACGAAACAGGTATGAATCCCTACAGTGGCATGGTTGATTTGGCAGAAAAACGTGGACTGCTTAAGAAGGAAGGCAACAGTTTAGTATTTGTAACCAGTGACGGTGAAATTATTAAACAATTCCGTAAAAAGTGGGAAGCCAACGAAGGTGGCTGTTTAGACAAAGTTATGGCTGATTTTAATAACCAAAAAGAATCGGTAAGTAATGAAGTTGAAGACACAGCTACGGAGGAATAAGAATGTCAGTAGATTTAGCAAATGAAATGTGGTCCGAACTCAAGCGATATGTTAATCCACAAGATCGTGACGAAGCCGCAGAAACATTAGTAAGCGTATTGATTGATAATGATGTTGG